ATGAAGACTTTAGAAAGCATTTTTTCAGAGATTAAGGGAAACGGCGTAATCACTAAACAGCAATTACAGCTATTGAAGAACCGTTCTAACAAGCAGCAAAAAGACGTTATCAATTACAATTGGTTGGGGGGTATCGGAGACGGTTACGGTATTCCCTTGGCAGAGGAGCAAGGCGTTCAAGGCTTGAACTGGTTAAAGAAGTTCATCAAGAAGAACGGAGAAAGCGACGTATACGGATATAGAGAACTTGAAATAATTGGCAATGCTTCCCCGCGTGATTTTGTTTTCAAAGGGTTTTATGATGCTGGAAACGGTTGGTTTAAAAACTACCTTCCTATATACCAGGTTAACGGAATGGAATATATTCCGATGAAAGAACCCTATATTATAGGCTAATAATAACGGGGATAATAATCCCCTACTACATCAAAAATCATTTATCCACACTAAAAGGCAATAATGTTATGAAGACAAATAAACTTTCTTATACAGCATCAAAAAACTACGTAGAAAACGGAACAACTTGCAGAATTGACGTGAAAATACAATTTGCGGACGAATGCAAGAATGGCGTATGCAGTTGGAGTATAACGGCGGACATATACGGAAAGAGACAAAACGGGCGTTTCGTTTGGTGCTCTGGCGGTTGCTGCCACGATGAGATATCAAAGCATTTCCCGGAATTTTCAAAGTTCGTAGCCCTTCATTTGTCGGACTGCTACGGCGCGCCTCTTTATGCGGTTGAAAATGGGTACTATCACATGAAGAACAGCAGCAAAGAAACTGTTATTGACTATTTACGCGTAACAGAAGAAGAATACAACGTGCTCCGTGACGCCTCAGATGAGGCATATTTTAAATACTTGCTTTATTCGATGGGAATTGTTAACCGCTGGAATGAAGAAGCAAAAGAGGCCGTTAAAGAACTGGAAGCGTTAACCGGGAATGAGTGGGTAAACCCGTACGAATACGACAAGGAGCGCAAACATATAGAGGCATTCACGGATGAAGAAGCCGCCGAAATGAACAAAAGAATAGATTCCGGATACTATACACCTGAAGCGATGAAGGAGCGCAAAGAAAAAGCAGCACAAAAGGCATACGAAAAGAAACGCGCGGAAATAATTGCAGAATGCGAAAGGAAGGTTTCAAAGTTGGAAGAAGAAAAGACGGTTAAACTTTATATCCTCGATTCAGGGCTGCCAGTTGATAACGTGATATATTACGAGCATAAAAAAGAGGTTGTTTTTAACTGGTTGGAATATAAAGGCAAGATAAGCCAAGATGTTTTTATAGACTTTTTAAATAACGTTGACTATTCCAAATTACCAAAAGGTATAACGTTTAAAATAAAATAGCATGTTCTTTGTTATGTTATTGTTATTCGGTGCCGTGTTGTCTATCAGCGGCACCGATATAGAGAGAATCAAGGAATTTATAAATGATGAATCAGATAAATTTTAAGGATATGGATACTACAGTAATAAACGATGCAAAACGGATCATTTCACAAATGAATACAGGCAACGAATGCGATTATATGGAGGCGGGATATTTGTATTACGGAATGGGGTTGTACGGGTATTCCAACGATGTGATAAAATCCGGGTGCGAATACACAAGAGGCAAAAATGATTTGTTTTCCCATCTGGTGCCTACAATTGAAAACGTATCGAAATTCATTGCTTACATACATAAGGAGCTAGGAATACTATAATTATAATTATTCCGGCGTGGAGGACAGCAAGCGGAGCGACACCGCCGCCGGGAACTATTTACTAACTTAAAAACATACAGGTATTAACGAATTAAAATAAAACAATCATGCAAACAATCATCGTAACAGTAAACCAGCAGGGCGAAAAACAGCCCTGCAAATAGATGACAAGGTAATAGCAACCATAGCAAAGGATAGTTTCAATAAAGGGCGTTATTGCGGCTCTTTCGGAGCTTTCGGTTGTTGCAATAACAGCCGTTGCCCTGATGCTGTGGAATTTATATCGGGGTGCATAGAAAATCACTTTGCCGGTTTTGGTTTGAATGTGATATTTGAATAAATTTATAGCCAAAACGAATTTAATATAAGGAGGAAATAATATGTATTTAGGTTTTATTCTTTGGGCAATTGTTCTGGTAGTAATACTATGGAACATCAACCCAGCGCTGGTTATTACGTCAGCTTTAATAGGAATCGCTATGGCGATAGGGAAAACAAAAGACAATAAATCAGGTGAATAATATGGAGACTTTAAAGGAAGTGTTTTTGAAGAAATACCCGCAATACGGAAAGGTGTTGCGGGTGTATGAAGAGGTTAACGAAGTGGAATGTACATTCGACAGCATAACAAAACCGAGGTTGTACAACTTTGTTCAGGCTCTTAATGAAAGGGTGGCCACCAATAGCGCTAAAACCTATTGCGCTATGCTTAAATCAATTCTTAACCTGTACAGCGATATGTATTCTTTTCCAAAAGGTTTTGAGGCTATATTGACCTTAAAAAAGGACGCTACGCAAAGTACGTGGCTAACGGATGACGAGATAAAAACGTTATTGGCGTATAATCCTATTAATGAAACGGAGCGCGCTGTAAAAAATTGCTTTTTGCTCGGTTGCCTTACAGGCGCCAGGCATTCGGATTATATAGAATTTACAGAGGACAACATAGTAGACGGAAGGCTGATATATGTTTCACGGAAAACCAAGATTAAAGCGGAGATACCGGCGGCTCCTGCTGTGCTCCGGATATTGAAAGAAAACCGGGAATACGGCATCAATGAACGAAAGGTTTCGGATGTGACCTTTAATGACACGATAAGAAGCATATGCCGGCGATGTGGGATAAGCAAGCGTATAAAGCTGTACCAGGCGGGCGAATATATAACCGGTGAAAAGTGGGAATTTATTTCCTCGCATTCCGCCCGGAAGTCTTGCGCAACCAACTTATATTTAAGAGGTGCGGACTTGTATTCTATCAGCCGGATGTTAGGGCATTCCAGTGTAACGATGACTGAAACGTATATATGCTGCGGGCTGCGTGAATTATCAGATAAAATAATGGGATATTTCAACGGGTTTAAATAATATGCTTTAAAACATGCTGTATAAGATGAATTAAAGAAGGATAAACGGTATTTTTGCAAACAATTAAAAACAAGGTTATGAAAACTTACGATGTATATTTCAATGACTCCAATGATTCTAATAACAAGGGTTTTAACGAATCATTCGAGTACTGCAAAAATTATATAGAAGCCTATAATGGTACCAATGAATCATATTTCGGGGATTATAAGGGAGGAATCGTCTCAATCGTGTGTAATGAAACCGGGGAAGAGGTTTACTCAGAGGATATAAGATAGAATGGCACAAGAAAGTAAATACGCATACGACGAAGATAGTGTAAAGGCTATTGTTCATTGGGCTTTAACGGCTCAACTGCCCACTCAAATAGAGTTAAGCGAATCGGAGAATATATTCGACGTAAAGAAATACATACAGGCGAATATACACGATATAAACCAGCATTTTCCTGACCCGTTTTATAACCCGTCAATTGACAGACTGTACAGATTAAAAGAGTTTATTGAAAGGCAAGAATGATGTTATAACCCAGTGGGTCTTTTCACTTGTTTTGGGTTGAATTTAACCCACTGGGTTGTTTGGGTTATAACTTGCTATCCATCTTTTCAAATTCTTCCTGCACGGACTTGTTTAGCACCTTCGCGTATATCTGGGTTGTCTTTATATCTGTATGTCCCATCATTTTGGCAAGGTTTTCGATTGATACGCCCATATTCAGAGCCATTACCGCAAAACTGTGTCTTGCCATGTGGGAATGAAGGCTTTGCTTTATCCTTGCAATTTCCTGAACGACTTTCAACCTTAAATTATATTGGTAATTGCTTATTATCGGTAGCTTGAAGTCGTATTTTCTCAATATTTCCATTGCGGGCTTTAGGAGCATAAGAAAGTATTCTTCTTCTGTTTTTATTCTAATATCTCTAATAAAAAATTTGCTTCCTTTCTTGATTACTCCGCAGAAATCGAATTTGGATAAATCTGCATAAGACAGACCGGTGAAGCATTGGAAGACAAATAAGTCCCTAACCTTACTAATGCTTTCTGATGTTATTTCTAAATTCTGTATTTGCTTTATTTGGTCCATGGTAAGGTATTTTATTCCTTCGCTTTTCCCACGGTCAAATTTGAGTCTATTATATGGGTTGTCTTTTAACAACTCATATTTAATAGCTTCGTTTATATATCTTTTCAAGCGTTTATGATAGCCATGAACGGTTGTCTGTTTATTATATTTCTTATGTAGGAAATCATCATAATACATTATGTTGGCCGTTGTTATGTCGGAAAAATAAACGATTCTACCAAATTCTTCCAGAGAGTTTATTAATGTAGCATGGGTGTTTAAAGTTCCCTTTCTTAAATCTGTTCTTTCGCTTACCCGGCGCTTTATGAAGTCAAGAAAACTCTCTTTCTGCTGTGAATACTTTAGGAAATGCTCCAGCTTTTCAAAGTTAAAGGGTTCCTTGTTCTTTATAAGTGAGTTGATAAATTCGTTTATATTCTGTATCTGTGCATCGAGTCTTTCGTTCAGGTCTATGGACTGAACTGTATTCTTGACTTTGTTTTTTTCGCTCCATTGGTCGGAATATAGCCTAACGCCTGTACTAATCCATTTCCTTTTCCGTTCAAATAATATTTCTATCTGAACGGTTCCTTTTGTTGTCTTGCTTGCTGTGTGTTTCCGGTCAAACACAAATCTTGCTGTTGGGTACTTCAT